ATATATAAGTAAATAGGGAAGAAACTATCGGCAAGATGTTTCCTTTAGAAAGTAGCAGGCTATTTCATGTCTTGCAATGGCAAGACCTCATTTGCCCATTCCTGCATCAGAACGCGCCTTTGCTCTAGAAGATCGGAACGCTGATAGGCTTGACGTACTGTATTGCCTGTAGCGTGCATAAGCGATTTTTCAGCCAGCGTTACATCTTTGCCGTTTTCTGCGCACCAATCCGAGAAAGTGGACCGGCAGCCGTGCATTGTCACCGGACGCCCTGCGGCTCTTTGTAGGAGAATACGCGGCGTTTCTCGGTTCATTATTTCTGCCGAATGGCCGGGAAATAGGAAATCATTTTTCCGCGGCAGCATTTCGATGATTTTCAAAGCCTGCTTTGAAAGCGGAACCCTAAAGGGGTAATCCTTACCGTCCTTTCTCCGCTCAGGAGGGACGCTGAAAACGGCGTTTTCTAGGTCGATTTCATCCCACCTGGCTGAAATAAATTCGTTCGATCTGCAAGCGGTTAGGGCGCCGAAAATGATTGCATAGCCGCCTAGAGATCGAGACGCGAAAAATTGACGCAGCAGGGCTTTCAATTCAACCAGTGTGGGCGCTTCTACGTGCTTCACTGTTTTCAACTTGTCTTTTGACGGCAGGAAAAGCGCAAGATTTCCTTTCCACCTAGCAGGGTTATCGGGCCGCATCCCTTCTGAAACCGCGAAATCTAGGATCATTTCAAGCGCAAGCCGCACGCGCTTCGCTGTCTCAGGCGTTTTGTACCAAATCGGCTGTAAAACGTTTAGGACATCATCTCGCGTTATCTCTGTTATGGCTTTGTCTTTGAGGTAGGGCAGGATAAATGTTCTCACCTGGTAGATAAGGCGGGAGTGACTTTTGCTCTGCTTCCATTGTGTGACAGTAGCTTTTCGTTCAATGGCGCGTTCGGCAACCGATGAAAAATCGGGGGCGGACAATTTGGCCAAACTGTCCTGTTTCGGCTTCTTTGTCTTTTCCGGCGCTTTCCCACCGGCCAAATCCGCGGCCATTTTCGCGGCGCGGGCCTTCGCCATTGCAAGCGTAATTGTGGCCGTGCTCCCCAGGCCGCGTTCTATACGCTTGCCGTTTATTTGCATCCGGAACACCCAGCGGCGGGACGTACCGGCGACAATCAAGCGCAAGTTTGGAGCGGCCTGATATTTACCATCAGGCAGTTTGGCTACGTCTGTCTGAAGCATGATTTCCCTTCCCTTAAATTGTCTGTCCCCCACTTTGGGGCGCCTAAAGTGGGGGATCGGGCGCATCCCCCACTTTATCCCCCACTTCGCGTGCAAAAGTGTACCCAACGATGCCAAATAATTCACTGTTTTGCACAATCATGCACAATGATGCAATAAGCAGGAAGCCAGTAAAGACAAGGGATAGCGGGGGAAGGCAACAAAAAAGCCGCACTAGGCGGCTTAATGTAGTGGCGTCCCCATGGGAATGCGAACATAGGCGAAAATAAAGGCTTAGCGGCGTGCTACTGACTTCGATCCCCCACTTTATCCCCCACGAAAAAAACAGGAAATAGGGACAAGAAACCATAGTTCGGATTACGAAAAAACTACCATCATTATTCACAATTTGGGTTATCGGAGACATCATCACCGGACTACTGGCACTCATGACGCGCCCGAAGTAACAGGCATAAAAAAAGCAGCCCCGTTTGGGGCTGCTTTGGTAAAGGCCAAATGTAAGTTGTTACGCCTGCTGCGCAATCCACGCCTTATACGCAGGCAGTTCTTTCGGATCGTATCCGAATCGGGCTAGCTCCCTTTCCATCATGATCAAATTGAGATCATTGACGGCATCCCACAGCTTTGACGCATCAGGGATGTTAAGCGCTTCCATAACGCGCATGGACTGCATGAGGGGCTTGTTACAGAGATAGCGCAGGCAGTAGACGAAAACGCTAAGGCGCTTGAGGATGTCCCGCGAAACCCAAATATGCGTTTCTTCGGATGGAGGGAGTTTCTTTGGAGCTTCTTCAGCCTGCTGCAACTGGCAGGTTTGAACGAACTTCACAGCGGCTTCGAAGTCCTTTTCAAGAATATATGTGTACTTCGGAACACGAAAATGCGCTTTTAACGCCTGATACACAGTCTGATAACGAACGTCATCTTTATGCACCCGTTTCGCGACTTCGCTTTGAATTCGGTATTGGTGTTCTAAGGTGAGATATTCTGAAGGAATCTGCGGAGTAGTAGCGCAGCGGTACTGGCCGGTTTTGCGAATAGCGGGGAGGACTTCGGACGTTACCCAGCGTTTGAAACGTTTAGCGCTTTCGAGTTTTGAGCCGAAAATAAGCGCATACAGGCCGGATTCGTTGACGCAGTTGACCGTCTGAGCACGACCGAGCTTGTCGGTGATTTCCTGCTTGATGAGGTCTTCAGTGTCGACGTGCTGAAATACAGCGTTCGAGGGCTTCTGAAAGCCAAGGGCTGAAGCAACGTCAATCGCAACGAAGAGGGGAAGGTCGGGGGTGCCGAGCGTGCGGACTTTGGAATTCTCAAAAGAGAAACAAGCGGGGATAGACATGTGAAGTCTCCGTAAGAGTTTGAAAACCCTCGTGCCATCCGCCAAGATGGTGAGCGAGGACTTGCGGGTTGGCGGACAGTCTTACGGAACTGCGCACCTTTCGGTGCCCCACAAGCCTCGCCCATAAGCAGAGACTTCGATGCACCCCTGTTTCAGGGGGGCATCCGTACGTAGCCAACAAAAACGCCGCTCAATCGAACGACAGGCGGCTACGCGCCGTAAGATCGGGCCGCCAAGCCCGCGCCGGTAGTTCAACCGGACACGGGAAGGATACCCGAAACAGAGGCGCGTAGTCAAAAAGCAAGGCGATGACCTTGACAGGTTTGGGGGGCTGCGGTTACGATCTAACTGCGGGTGGCCAAGGCTACGCCGTACACTCTGCGGACTCGAATTAACGTTTAAGCGATCTTTGAAGATAGCCGAGCGCAGGGGGAAAAGCCGCTGAATGCGGCTTTTCTTTTTCCTTTGATCGGCTATATTGACAAGCTAGACTATAGCTGAGGCAAAATCCGCTGATTGCGGCTTTTCTTTTGCCTGCTACCTACGCGCCAACCACGCCTGAAACGCCTTGTCCTCTTCAGTAAACGCGCTCGGCTCGTTGAAAAACTCGCGGTAGATACCGTACGAATCGTTCATCATTGTCTCGTTGACGCGCATGAGTTCGTCTCTGCGCAACTGCATGACGATATCGCACAGGTCATCAATCGCCTGATGCACGACCTCGAAATTAGCCTCTAGTATCTGATGCGTTTTCTGCCAGTGCACATAGGCCGAATCAAGCAGCGCCCCAGCGGCCTGAAACTGCCGAGAGAGGTTCACAGGCTGAGTCGTCGCGCGGGCGCAGATGAAGCCCGTGATCAGAACGCCCATCAAGTCCGACCAACACCCGTCATCTTTCTCCGGCTCGCCTGAGCGACAGCGCTCCAGTAACGCATAAAACCCAAGACAGTATTTATGCTGTTCGGTTTCGGTCACCGGAATGATGCGGGCCAAGGCGCCGTAACCCCTGCGCCCAATCAGGTCATCCCCTGCATAGTGGCACCGCTTTTTTCGGCCGGGCTTACGCTCTGCACGCTTCGCCAGCCGCCTTAGTGCTCTGCTCATGCCTGCCCCTCCGCACCTCTCAAAAAGCCTTCTAGCTTCTTCACAGCAAGCACCTTCAGAGCGATTTCGGCCGCGAGGCCATGCGCGAGCTGAATCGCTTCGCCGTCCTTGCCGTCCTTGACGCGATCAACAAGAATAGAGAGTTGTGTAGCCTCACTCTTTGAGAAAGAGTGAGCGTCCTTAATCTCGCGGATCATCATTTTCGTTTTCTTCAGGTCAATCATATTCATCCCTGTCGCAAAAGTCTTCGCACTCTCGCAGCTCGTCGATGCGCCTGAGAACACGCGTCTCGGCGTCTTCTAGGTCAGCGCAGGCCAACCAAGTTTGGGACAAGTCCTCGGCGCCGCGCAGTCTCACGAGGGCAGATGCGCCCTCCGCGAAAATCACTGCTACACCCCTCGCCTCAAAGAACATATCAGAAGAAACACCACACAACTCGGCATCCCCTAAATACATAAGATGCTTCCACTGGGTTGCGTCCTCCTCAGAGGCAAACACGTGCCATGTGACGCTCCCCCAACTTTCAAACTGGACGCACTGGGCGTCCGTCAGATGTTTGAATTTTGCGATTTTGGTTGCCATTTCGAATCCTCCAAGCCTTACAACTCCCAAAATTCGTTTATATCGTCCAAGAGCTGTCGCGCTGACACAAACGCAGCGAGACCAATATCGCCGGACCGCTCCGGGTCGCTTTTGACGGCGATGTCATAAAGCAATGCATTCACCGGGCCGCAGATTTCTTCTGCATCCAGGAGAATGGCAGACACAATATTTTTTTGTGTCCTTGTGAACTGCTTCGGATGAGCAGAGATCACGAACGTCAGGGCGGCACGCTGTCCAACATTGAACGCGCAGGTGCCGCCAACGTCGCGATGAGCTGCGCAACTTTCGACAAGAAGCCGGGCGCCGGTGTAGTCATTCGTGAGCCGGGCATACTCGAAAAACCGCGCACCATCCGCCGCTTTTCTTAAAATCGGTCGAGCTTCAGGCGCAGGCGGCAGAAGCCTTAGTAATGCTTTCCACTCCGTGGACGTCGCCGTAATCTTCGCGGTCGTGGCAGAGAGAATCGGGAAGAAAGATGTATCCATTTCTTATACTCCGGGGACTTACAAGCCCCAAACAAAAAAAACGACTAGTAGCCGGCACGAGCAGGAGAGCCACAATCACTATCGCGGCCAGTAATTCAGGTATTTGAACTCATTCATAGTTCACCTCAAAATTTGGTTAGTTTCACAAAATACGAAAATGCCCCACTTCCGTGATCGGTAAGTGGGGCGCTTTTTTTATGCCTGTTAATATCGCGTGGCGGAGCGTACGCGTTCAGGACCTTTTGGACGAATTACAGATTTTCTGTAACGTATTAATGAACTGTGTAGTTGAGAGAAAGTAGTTTGGATATGCCTTTTTTAAGCTAGTTAGGTCGCTGACAGAAACGAGAACTAAGAATTTAGTCTCGTCCCCGCGATAGCGTTCTTCCATTGAGCTATAGACATCTTCCGCCCAAGACGACTGTTCTGCATCAAACGGCGTAAGGCTTACGGAATTGTTGGCTGTATCCAGAAGCATCAGCGTGTAATCCCCAGTCATGCCGCTCACGTGCTTTGTTGCAATTGTGACGCTTCGCAATTTTTCAAAAATCTTAAGCCGGCGTTCAAGTTCTACAAACTCTTCAATGAGAACAGGAATTGGAATATCCTGAAGCTCTTCCAAAATCGGCGACTTTTCTTCGTGCGAAATTAGGGCGCTGCTGAGCTTGAAAAAGCGTTTAAATTCAGAAGATCCGTCTCCAGACTTAAAGGAAGAATGCTCCAATACTCCAATCGTCTCAACCGCAGTAGCCCAGGCGTGCTGTAATTGCGTTCGGATTTGAACCTCTACGTGAATTGCGTCAAGCTCTGGGTGTGACGGGTTACGGTATCGAAAAACTTGGTGCAGGCTTCTGTAGCCATCTTTTTTGGGCCTGTTTATGTAGTCATCAGCAGGAACGATAGGCTCGTGCTTCGCGGGAGACTTAAGCATGGCTTCGTGAAATGCTCTTACATTAGGCACGGTCGGAAGAATTACCCTCAATCCTGCAATGTCTTGCATTTTGCTCAGTCGGGTTTTTTTACGACACAGCTTACCTATGATTGACGGCAGTCTTTTCATTCGCTGGGCGACTGTTGAGTTCTCATCGGTGAAACCTTGAGATTTACAGCGGCCTCGCAACATTGCTTGAAAGGTATTTAACGCAGGGCCGTGAGCTTGACGCCACAAAGATAAAGTCTTCATGGCTTGACTGATCTGTTCAGGGGTAGATGTTTCGGAGCGGAGTATGTCGCCAGCCTTATTGACTTGAGAGATACTCGGAATTTGTTTTGGGACGGAAACTGACATTCAAGCACCTTAAATGGAGAAGAGGCCGTTGCCAATCCTTCATATGCAGTCATTTTTGCGGGGAAAGACGACGAGCTTTTTTAGAATCTAACACAGAAAACATCGCCCCACCCACTATTCGGCAGATGAGGCGATTTTTTATGCCTGTTAACGTTGATGCGCCGTAGCCAACCGCCTAACGTAGTGCTGATAGCACGGTAACTCGTCCATCGGGAAGCCGAGCCGCCGAAGCTGATCCTCTGTTCTCATGAGGTCCAGGTTGTTCACGGCTTCATGGAATCGGGCGGCTCGCGGCGATTCTGTCCGATACAGGAATTCTTCGAACAACTCCAATTCGCGGCGGAAGAGGTACCGCCAGTAGTAGACGAACGTCCGCTGATCGTCCAAGAATTTGGCACTCACTTGGTAGGTATACCCTTTCGGGGGCTTCTCGGGAGAGGCGGCGAGTTCTTCCGGCGTGAACGGGTTTTCACAGACCGGGGCGGCAGCCGTCTTTGCTTCCGGCACCTTCAGGTCGACGGCGTCGATGAATTTCAGGCATTCGGCGAACTGCCTACGCGGCAGTGCGTTATAGCGCGGAATCTGAAACCGCACCTTGATCGCACGGTAGATCGTCTGGTAGTTCGCACTAGAGGTCTTCGCCCGGCGTGCTACAGCCTGCTGAATCTGGAGCTGTTCTGCGGGCGTGATCGTTGCCGAACGTTCGCCGCCTTCACGAAGTTTCTTTTCCATTGCGTTGAAGGCGTCGATGTACTGCCACTTGAACTCCATCGCCTTCTCGCCCGTGAATCCCATAGCGAGAATCATGAAGCCGTCGCGGGTGAGACGGTAGCGCTTAATCGGTTTCCCGTTCGCTAAGGCGTTGTTTTCAAAGCAGAGCTCAAAATTGAGCCGACGGGATTCAGAGAGATTGGCGACTATGTTTTCGATATCGCGGATTACGTTTTTGTGCTGTTTACCGAAGACGGCTGCGACGTCGGTAGACAGGGTTGTGACAATGCCGTCGCGCACCGCGACAACGGAATTGAGATCGTCCATGATTTTTCCTTGTTGAGATTTTGAAAATGCCCCTTTTGAGAGGGCGGTCGAGTGCTCAAAACCGCAACAAGTCGGCAGGCATATTCCCCTTGCAGGTATTGTATTAGCCTACACTCGGCCATAAGGCAGAGTATCCGCTTATGAGAAGCAGATACAAAAAATCCCGCGAACTCTGCGGCGGAACACACTTGTTGCAGGCGTTTTGAAGCACCTGCGTGCAGTGTATCAAAAGTTGCAGAATTTTGTTAGCGAACGTTGAGCCAAGAAACGGCTTACTCAGCGTTTCTGACAACGTATACAAGATGGTCAGCGTCGAATGCTTGCCGAAGTATTCGGCTACGATGCGGCTGGACGTGACTGGGCGACCTTCGATGACTTTGAAGGCGTTAGAGATAACGATGGACATTGCGTCCTCCTACTGATACTTTGAATTTCACCTATTTTGAGTAGGCGGCCAGGGGCTCAAAACCGTCAGTAGTCGGCGGGCGTATTTCTCCGAAGAGTGTTTTATTAGCCTCACACCCGGCCATAGCTTGCACTATGTCCGTGGCTATCTATTTGACATGGTTGTCAAGTAGATACAAAAATACCGCTTGTCTGTCGGGTGCGGTGTCCGCTACTGAAAGGTGTTTTGAGCACCTGAGCGAAGCATACCCGAAACAGAGGCGCGTAGTCAAAAAGCCCCCGGCTTTCGCCGAGGGCTTGTCAGTTATTTGAGCAGTGTTGGCAACAGAGCGGCTGAAACTAGTTTGAAAGTCTCGAACGTAAGCGGGACGGACTTTTCTTTGGCAAAGGCTCTGAGCTTGTCTATAAAGCCATTTGTCCTCAGCGTCTCCAGTAGCGCATACCCGTCCAGAGTGAGGGAGGGGTTGGCGCTAATGCCGATGTCGAAAAAACCATCCAGAGATTCCTGAACGTGCAGTCCCTCAATGTAGCCGCCTTTTGCCAGCAACTTGATGTGGGAGTACACCACGCGAACGCTTGGATCTTGCTTTTGATCGCGTCGGTCAGAAAGGAGCTGCCCTTCCTTCCATTCCGACAAGCTATTTGCGTCATTCAGAAACTCTTTAATCGTTTCCGATTCAATGTGTGCGAGGATGACTCGCATCAGATTCCAATCTAACTTCATATCCGGTCCGTTGTGAGAGTTCATTATGCACGCGCGGCCTGCGCGAACTTCTTTTCATAAAACGCCAAAACGTCCCTGGCATTCCATAAACGGCTGCGGCCGCTGGACATCTTAAAGCTGGGCGGGACATCTCCCGAATTTTCCCAGTTGTAAATGGACCGCTTCGAGCACCCCAGCACGCGGCACATATCGGCCACAGTAAGCGTAGTATGGCGGCCTTTCAAAAATTCCCAGTCAATCTTTTTCATTTCATATCGCCTCGAAAAACGCTTTTTTGTTCACCGAAAAGCCCGCGCATCACTGCATCAAAATTTTGTACTACGTAGTTCAGGGAGCGCAGAAGGTCTGCGCGGTTTAACTGTCTTTGGATGTCGCAAAGGACGTTCAAAGCGTCATAAACAGCATCAAAATTAGGTTGCAGGACTTCACCGGTCTTATACAGATGGTCATACGCCGCATCCAGCATTTTTGCGGCGGCTGAAAACTGCCGTTCAACATTCACCGGTTGCGTAGTCGCCTTAGCCAGTACCCAACCATGCGCAATAGCGCTCATGAGGTTGGTCCAAATATCAGACTTCGCATCAAGGTCCCCGGTACGGGCCTGTTTAAACCACAAAAAAATAGGTAACTCGCACCGAGTTACCTCTTCTTCTGACATCGGAATCATGCACATCCATGCGCCGAAGCCTTTTTGCTCTATCAATTCGCCGCCGGATAGGTGTCGTTTGCGTCCCCTGGCTGCGGCTTTCTGCGCTTTCAGCATCGCTCTTTTCTCAGCCCTGTTCATTGCTCCCACCTAAAGATTCCGTACTGCAGTGCAAATTTTCTCTTCCTTCTCGTCCTGCAGTTTGTGTGTTTCGCAGACTTTCTGCAGGTTGTTTGCCATGCCTTCCAGCGCGTCAATCAGCATTTCATAAGCACGTTTGCAAGCCGCATAATCAGCTTGGCTTGCAGGAACGTTCATGCTGATATAACCGGCAATCTTTTGCACGCGGTTGTTTGTCTGCGTAAGCTGATGCGATACCTGGTTCAGGCATTCAAGCACCATCTTCTTTTGACTTTTCACGTTCTCTCCCCTCCAAAATGTCGCGCATGATTCTCATCAACCTCACTTAGAAAACCGCAGCGAGGCTTTCAGTTCGATTCTTGCGCCGGGGACCGCTTCGCCTGCGTGAATCGCTTCGGCAATGGCAGTTTTGTTCGGCTCAAGATTGATCTTTGCGCCATCCCCCAGGGCCTTCAGAACGTCTTCGCTGGGGAGTTTTTTCAAACCGGTAATTGACTTAATGCGCATGAATTCCGCAGGAATCTTGCTGTCTTCGGTAATGACGCTTTCTCGCGGCTTGCAAAGAGTGACGCAAAGGCCTGTTTTTCCGTCAGTAATTGTTTTGTACTGATTGCGCGTCATGCGGTAAATGGCGCGGGCCTCGGCCTTTTCCTGCGTGCGTTTTAAGCGCTCAAGAATCTTCTTTGAATCGTCAATGTGGGCTTTCAGCGCGGCAATTTCTGCATCCAGGCGGCGAATGAATCGGACTGAACCGGCGATAATGTCGCACATCTCACCTTTCAAGCTTTCAACTTCGGCCTGCGCTTTTTCTGCTTCCGGACTTTTCAGAATTTCGCCCGTTTCAGGGTCTACCGCTTCTTCGGCCATGGCCTCCGCTTCACGCTGAATCGCGGCCTCAATATCATCTTCGACATCATTGCCCGTGCGTCGGTTCGGGTCTTTCATTTTTTCGACGATCATGGGGAATACCTAAAAAAAGCGCCCACCTGGGGCGCTTCGTTGTTCTTATTGGTTATCAGAAGAAATCTTCGGGTTCCGGTGCAGGCGGCATCCCGGCGCTTCCAGTAGTCTGCGCAGGCTGATGCGCAGGAGCACCATAAGCGGCAGCGTCATTCACCGGGGAATTACTGCGCACAGGCTTATCTTTGAGCGTAGCAAAGCGGGATTCAACCACTGTAGCCTTATCCGCTTTTTCCAGAATTTCGCGGGCGCATTTGCCGTTTGCGGGATCGAAAGGCGTAAGGATATTGAGGTTGAAACTCTCACGAACAACGCCAGTATTGTCCGTATACAAGCGGTCTTCACGCTGAATCAACAAGCCGATAGGCTTCTTTTCGATGTCAGGCAAACGATAGCCCTGATGTTGATCCGACTTGTCTCGCGAGGCGTTACGGCCATAAACGACGCCTTTAACGGCGTCCATTTTGGATACGCCGAGACACACCATCATTGCATCAATGATGTCGGCGCCAAACGTGCGCTCACCGGTCTTAGACGTGATGTAGGTGCGGATGAAGGCAACGCGGTCCCCGGTGCCTTCAGACACATTGCCGTTAGCGTCCTTTTCCTTCCACTGTTTGCACTTGAATGCAATCTCAAGGTACTGAGCGCCGCTCTTTCCTTCGGCAATTTCTGCCTGCGCAATGAAGCCGGTGTAAATACCTGTATGGCTGATGCCGGAAAAACCGGCAACGGCTGAGGCGCGTTCATCGTTTCGCGTGAATGATGTAATCATCTTTCGTTTTGTCCTTCGTTATTAAACGTGTTGAGGAATCTCGTAGAACTGACAAATTTTTGTATCTACAAGTGCTAAATCATTTTCAATTTCGTCCGATTCAAAAAGCCCCATCGGGCTTTTCACGGTATCGGCACCGCTGTTATGGGTCAGAAAGCAGTACTTCGCCTGGTCCACTTTGGTGCGCAGAACGGTTGTGAACAACCCTTCTACGCAAATCTTTTCATCAAGCATCCGGCCAAGCGTTTTGATGCGCGTAAAACCGAAGTCATCGGTTTGGGAATGCGCGAGGATGTAAACACGTTTGTTTGGCCCTAACTCACTGGCTGCCTTCGCAATGTCGAAACCGGCGCCGCCGATATCCGTGAATTTGTCGTATCCCTTCAGATTACGCATTCGCATAAACATGAAGGAAAGGACGTACTGCCAATCATCAACAATGACAATTTCACGGTTGGTTTTGCTCATGGCCGAAACGATGTGGGCCGCATCATCGGTTACGTAAATGTTGTTTCCGTCCCCTTTCGCCCGAATCTCGGCCCATCCCTTTGCAGGGAAGGGGAGGGGCTTGCGCACCGGCTGAATCAACAGGCATTGCGCAGGGTCGAGGTTACGCAGGGAAGCCGTTTTGCCAGTCCCTGACGCGCCTAAGATAAGCGTCGCAATAGACATTTGCGCTATACTCCTTTTGTACGTTTGGTGGTTCTCTTCCTAACGAAAACGGCGCAGTTCTCTTCCCCTGCGCCGTTTTTGTTTTTCTTATTCGGCGGCCTTCGCCGCTTCACATTGAGTTCGCCAGTATGCGAAAAGTCGTGCCTTTGGACGTTCTATACCGAACTCCCGGCACCAATGCCGAAAAGCCCGCAGATCCGCGGGCTTCTTTGTGTGCTTCATTACGGACCTCCGAACGGGTCATAGTTGCGAAATTCACGCTCTGCGGCTCTGGCCTCAGCGGCTTCGGCGCGTCTTTCAGCTTCGATTTCGCGGCGCAGGTCATCATCCTCTTCGTCTTCGTCTTCATCAGCCTGACATTCGCAGTACCGGTCATAATCCGCAGCTGGATTATCCGAAGTGCTCCAAGTCGTCCGCTTCACGCGGCGGTTTTGAAGGTCCATTCTTCGCCCCCGTACTGGATGAAATTGTTCGGATCGTGCAGGGCGATTTCTCGAATCACCAAGCCTTTCAGGAAGTCCGCAAGGGCCGGATGTTCCGTTTCTTCGCCGTTAAGGATGCGGATGCACAGGGCTTTGACTTCGGTCCCGATATCACATCGAACACCGTAAGAAACTTCCTCGCCCAGTAAGTAAAACTTCGCGGCCAATTTGTCCGGTTCCGCCTTCGCCATATCGCACTTCACGATTTCGATGCTGTCAAACCACAGCTTTTTTGCTTCTTCGTTTGTCATTACAACCTCATAAAAAAACGCCCTTTTGACTGCCTGCGAAGCGGCAATGCACCAGTCCAAGCAGACAAGAGAACGCAGGCAGTCAAAAAGGCGCGAGAAAGGGAAGTAGGGCTTTCAGATGCAGGCGCAGTTACTTTTCTTTTGTTGCTGACAGTTAGCGACCCTCGAAACCGCGCCTTTAGAACCCTGATGCATCAAAACACAAATGCATCGGTCGCCAAGGAGATCGAGGATAAAGACTTACACACCTGAAAGCCCAATTGGGCGAGCTGCAGGAATCACACTTCTATATGAATTGCCGATGCAATTTCCTTTAGACCCGAGCGTTGAGAAGGCACGGTGTGGCGCGTATCGGCGTTAACCACATACACAGCTCGAAAAAGCCCATTTCATGGCGCTAGCACCAACGCCATGAAATCGGCCTTTTCATACGGTTTCCGGTTGTTACGTCCGGACGCGGCACCCCATGGGCTAGCCGTATTAAGCGCTTGCAGGTGCGCTGCGCATATGTCCCGTTTGGTGTGGGCACCACTCCACGCTCAGGAAACAGGGTACTTCCAACCCCTCAGTGCACGCCTTCAGTGACGCTCACTCAAGCAGTAAAAACCGCCCTTTTGTTTGCCCCATCCCACCGCCCAGGCCGTTAAAAGGAATTGGCGAAAAGGGGCAAACAGAAGAACGATTTGTTCTTCTTGCCGGGCTAGTACCCCGGCAATGAAAGCAACACCCACCCGAGGATCACGAATCCCGCGGCGGCCAGCGCGTTTTCAATCCATTCTTTCTTCATGCCAGCACCCACTTCAAAAGCGTCATAAGACCGGTGACGGCCGCAATGGCGATCAGCACTCTTGCCTGAGACCAAAAACGATCCTCGGAAATGTCGGCCAACTCGCCCATGCGGAAGACGTAGTCGAGAGTCATTTCTTTGCTCCTTTATGTCAAAACCTTCTAAGAGGAAGTTGCCTCTGTAAGCGGCGGGACTTGGGATGTCATTTGCACTTCCCGAAAAGCCGTGCTTAATTTCTGATAAGCGCATATTATCATCTTTGCGTGAATTTGCAAAGTCGTGCAAATCACTTGTTGATAAGCGATGATAAGGAATGTTGACAAAAGGCAAAGAAAAAGCCGCCCGAAGGCGGCTGAGGCTTACAAGAAAAGCTTTAAATCAGGGCGCGGATTTGTGCGCAGGCGTAGCAGCGCCCGATAACGTGTACCGTATCTTGTTCCCCGACATCAATCGGCGGGTATTTGATATTGTCGCTGATGATGCGCAGACCAGACGGCAGAATTTGCAAACGCTTCACGAACAACGCGCCGTTCATTTGTATGGCGTAGAAACCATCTCTGCGCACGGCTGTATCTGAAATATCCACAATTACAGCATCCCCATCTTCAACGGTCGGCGCCATACTGTCCCCGGCTACGGTGATGATGTGAAGGCTATCCGGGCGTGCGGTTGGCGCATAACGGCGCAGAAACGCCGGTGATACGCGAATACTGCGCAGAATCAGTTCCGGCGATTCGATGAAGGAACCGCCGCCGCATGACGCTTGAACGTTATACAGCGGGATTGAAATCGAATCTGGCGCCATGCCTTCATCCTTCGGCGCTTCACCTTCGCCATAAAGAATGTAGGCCGGAGATACGCCGAAATATTCGGCCATAACCTCCACTGCCTTTTTACTCGGTTCATAGGCTCCGCGTGCCCACTGGCTCAGGCTTATCGGATTTCCTAAGTTCATGCGCTTTGACAGTTCGCGCATTGATAAACCGCTTTGCTGCACCAGTAATTTGATGCGTTGAGAAATTTCGTTGTTCATACTGGCCTCCTTGCGGGTATGCAAAGAGTGTAAAGCAAATGTTTGCAATAGGTGCTAAACTTACATTGTCATGAATAAATGGAGTAGCTTACTCCTTGCTAAGGTTTGTTTATGAATGTCGTAGAAGCAGCCGTTAAGAAGGCAAAGACAGTTGACGGTAAGACCCAGGAAACTTTGGCCGAGGAAATCGGCGTTACCCGCGTTTCGGTCCAACAGTGGATGCGTCAAGGCTACGTGAGCGAAAACTACGTTATGCGTTTCGCTAAAGCCACCGGCGTAGCCCCCTGGACGATCAATAAGCTTGCGAAAGAGCTTGCAGAAGCCGCAGCCGCTTAAGTGTTAGGCGATCTATGAGCGTCAAAGCCGTTAACTACGTGAAAGCCCAAGCGCGAGCCGGAGGGTTTGCTCAGGCCGTGTTGCTCTTTCTCGCCGACTGCCACAACGCAGACTCAGGTCAATGCAATCCGAGTCGCGAAACGATCCGAGAATTCTTTAGTTCGGAGGACGAGCCGTGCACAATGAAACGTATTGAACGAGCTTTAAAGGAACTCAGGGATAAAGGCTTCATTCGTTCTGTGAAGCGTGCCTGTAAATCAGGGGTTCTGAATTGGTACGAAATTGTAGGTTTAGAGGCTGAGGATAGCCCCCAAAACGTAGGTAACCCCCAAAACGTAGGTAACCCCCAAAACGTAGGTAACCCCCAAAATGGGGGTAACCCCCAAAATGGGGGTGGGGTAGCCCCCAAAATGGGGG